TTAAGCATGTTTGACTTGCATTTGACTTGCATCACTTAAAAAATCGTCAAGTTTGTCCATAGCCTTTCGTTTATATTGTTTGTCCAAATGGGTATAGATTCCGAGGGTGGTTGTCACATCTAAATGCCCCAACTGCTCTTTTGCTGTAAGCACATCTACACCTGCCAGATATAGCAGGGTCGCGAAAGTATGCCGTAGCCAATGGGGAGTTATTTTCGGAATTACAAAAGGCGCTACGTTCGGGTCATATTTACTTTTTGGCACTTTCCCAAAATGGCTAAAATCGCCGTATTTAAGGTTTAGTTCCGACAAGTAGCTGTCCCACAGTCTACGCCATGCGCTAACAGTTAAGAATTCGTTTTTTGCACTCACGCAGACGTAGATGTTTTCGCGAGGCTCGCCCTCAAGAAAGTCAACAAGCTTTTGAGGTATATCTACAGTGCGCATTCCTGACTCAGTTTTGGTGCTGTGCTTAATCTCAAAGATGCCTCCGACATTTTCAACAGATTTGTTAACTTTGATAGTTCGTGCGCTCAAATCAATATCGTTCCACATGAGCGGGATTAGCTCGCCGCGGCGTAACCCGGCATACATCATTATCATTGCTGCCCGCCGTGCCCTGTGTTCCGTGTCATGCACCCATTCGCGCTCTATTTCGGTCAGCGCCCGCCGCTTGTATGCCGGAGCATCTTTCGGGATTTTTAATGATATTGCGGGGTTATAATCAATGACTCGGTTTTCAATTACTAGTCTAAAAATTTGAGTCAAAGTATTTTTAGTTATCTCAATCATTCGTTTCGATGCAGGCTTACCGGTATTCGGGTTTTTAATTGCAAGACTATTTATAATCTCCTGCAAGTCGATAGGTTTTACTTTTTTTATTTGAGCTTTGCCAATATAAAGATTTAAAAAATTTATTCGGCTCTTGTACACCTTGGATTGACTTGTTGAAACTTCTGTATCTTTAATCTTAAACCAACGTTCTGCCCACTCATCAAAAGTATCGTGTGCAGCCATAGCATCAAGACCTTTTCGCATTGAAAGTTTTACAAGCTCGGATTTATAGTCAGCTTCCTTTTGTGTAGCACCATATACGGTTTTATATTTGCGCTTGCCGTTTTCGTCACGCCCTAGATATATTTGTACAGATATTCTGCCGTCCGCTCGGACGGTGTTTTTCTTTTTAGGCATGCTTGCACCTCATTATTCAAACGGCTTGATTTTGAATGTACATGAGCATTGCTGCTAACTCTTTTGCTTTATTTTTAATTGATTGATATGTCATCGTGTTTTTTTTGATTTCTACACTTAAAAGAGGTATTACAATTTGAGGTTCTTGCAGTGAATTCACCATAATTCTGACAACCATGGAATTACATGTCTCGACACTTTTTCTTTTTCCGGCTGAACCAATCACAGCACCAGCAACCCCAAAAGTAAGCCCCCCCAGAAGTGATGCGCCTGTTTTCCCTTGCATGATGCTCGCGCCATCTTCATTGAGTTCAAAATCAAGCAAATCCCGAAAGCTGTATACTTTGGTTGACTTCTTCGTAGAAATGCAGAACCATTTGTTGAAATCGTCTACGAAGATTGTGTGCTTGTAAATTTTTAATTGTTTGTGAATAGTAAAACCTATCGACTTCAAATAATCTGTTGGATTTAGTTTTTTCATGTTTGTCTTCCTTTTTATTTTGATTTATTTCGGTTTGTATACAACCTATTCAAGCGCCCCGCCCCAATCGGGGCGGTTTTTTTGCGTTTACCAACTATATCCCTGCTTGTGATAATGCTCAATCGCCCTCTGCGCAAACTCCGGTGTAACCTCAAGTTTCTCGGCAAATTCGTATAAATCAAGCCCATCGACATAGATGCAGGTATCAAAAACTCTTTTCATTTCATCAAAGGGCATAAGGACGTTAATAGTTCTTTTCCACGCTTGATTTTCATATCTTTCGCGCTCGAATATCGGGGATTCAATTGTATATAGCGCTCCAGTATCACAATGAGCCTTTTCGTGAGCTAATGCCACATACCGTTCAGCGCTGGTATCAAATGCAGAGTCATTAAAGAAAATGCCGTATTCTTTGCCAACGCGTATGGATTGCGCGGGAATACGGCTTGAGGCTGTTGTTATATATAATATTTCGCTTTCGTGGACAGCGTCAACTAGCTCTTCATATTTGGTCATTTAATCTTTCCGCTTGCCTCTTTTGACTGTGTGTTTTATCTTCATCACCGCCAAATTTAGCTCAATTGTTGTTTCATCGCCTGTGACTTCTAATGTGTTTTCATCAAGGATATCTGCTAATATCTCTCCGCTCCTTGCGATAAGCCGCTTCTGTTGCGGCTCGTCATGGGTATTAGGCAACTGGCTTATAACCTTGCTAAACTCGCGGATTTTTGCAAAAGTCTCAACTATCGCAATCGTAGTTTCAGTGGCGCGGGGGCTTTTCAATATAGTGGCAAGCATATATAGCCCTTTTTCGGCAAATGCGGTTGGCATAACCGGCACGCTCTTTAGTGAACTAAAGCGGTTATCAAAATTTTTGACAAGCTCGTTTCTATCTTTCCCGCTTATTTGGAAAATATATCCGATGGGGAACTTTTCAGGGTTATTTTTAACTGCCTGATTAACTTCCCTTGTCTCAACTCCATACAAATCCGCGACGTCTCTGTCAATAAGGACACGCTGATTGTTTAACATAAGTAATTTTGACTCTATATCCTCAAATTTAATCACTTCACCCATAGGCTTATCCTCTGCCCTCGTTTTGCTTATTTCGCAGCTTCCGCAATTCGTTAAACCGTTGAGCATTTCGCAGCAGCTCTGCTTTGTCCTCTTCGTCAAGCTCTCGCACTTCGCCGAACAGCGCATATTCAAAGTCACCCAGCGTTAAGTCGTTATGGGTGATATTTGCGTTTACAAATCCCCCTTTGCCGAGAAGTGCATCCGTAGTAACACCCAGCAAGTCTGATAGCTTTATGAGAGAGTCGCTATCCGGGTCATGCTCTCCGCGCTCCCAATTGGATAATGTTCCTTGCGAAACGTTGAGGATTTTTGCTAAATCTGCCTGCTTAAACCCCCGTTGCGAGCGAATTTCTTTAATTTGGTTCATGCCGACACCTCACTTGAATATTAGTATAGCTTATGTCTAATATTATGCAAGCTAATATTAGAAATTCAAATATATTTTTAAACATAAGGTTGACAAATTAGAAATACTAATATATAGTGGTATCAGAAAACCTAATATGAGAGGTGAAGCATTGTGAATTCATTAAAGGCATATAGAGAAAAAGTCGGACTTTTACAGGCTGAAGCTGCCGAAGCGCTTGGTGTTACTCAGGGCGCAGTGTCTAGTTGGGAATGTGGCGGATATATGCCGAGAGCAGATTTGCTTCCTAAAATTGCTACGCTATATAAATGCACGATAGACGACCTGCTAAATGTCGAAAAGCACGAACCAGCATAATAAAGCCCCGGTGAACCGGGGCGGGGGGGGCAGGGCGCAATGCACGGCAAACTTCGCTCAGGACGCTAACATATTATTGCAAGGACGGTATACATGAAACATTACATCACAAAGTATTTTAAAGATGGCGCAAGATATGTGACATCATGGCTTCAAATTAACATTTTCGGCAAAATTTTCTGTTTTAGCATTAAGACTGTAAAGGGTTAGCGCACCTTTTTCCAGTCAACACCATGACAAGTAGTGCAAGGTGGCAATCTATCATCATGGTCATCGAGCCTTTTGTTGTCCGCACTTGATGCACTCATAGGTTCCTTTTCCGGGCTTTTCTCCTGTTTTTGGCAAGTCTATCACCTCCAATCTGATTAGCGTCCTGAGCGAAGCTTGCTACAAATATTTTAGGGTTGACTATCGCCAACCCCCACGCAAGAGCCCCAACCAGAGCACCGGACAGCCTCACGCACTAATGATTAGCCCATCTATGCTGAGCTAACTTCTTGCCTGCTTCAGACCTGGCTCTTCTCGAGCTACTTTGAGAAAGCGTTTTACCCGCTTTTCTAACTTTAGCAGACGGTCTGCAACGTTTAGCCATTGCTATCACCACCTTTCGGGGAAGTATCCATTGCTAAAGATAATCCCGAAATTCAGTGTACGGATTGCCCGGCGCTCTGCTTTAATCCCTAATACTCATAATCATTCATCCTTGACGTGTTCCATAATATCCCCCGGTTGACAGTTAAGAAGTTCACAAAGTAACGACAAGTTAGCCGCAGATACCATTTCGCGATTGCGAATTTTTGTCAACACGTCCTGTCCCATAATTTTTTCTTGGCGTATTCGGTATGAAGTATACCCCGCCGCCCTAAGCCGCTCCATAACGTCTGATTTTAACCTTACAGGCATATTCGCAAGCCCCCCTTTATTTATACACTAATTATACTACAAACAGTCACGGAATACAAGTGTACAATTTGCACAAACGTAAGCACGGAAAATTAGTGCATATTGTCAATAGACAAGCACGGATTATCAGTGTACAATAAGAACATAAAGAAAAACAAAAACGGAGGGCGACACAATGACAAGAAATGAACTATTAAAAAGAGAAGCTTACTACTCAGCAAACAGCAGGATCGTAAAAACGGAAGACGGATACGAGGCACAGGTAACAGCTTCATACTTCACAGACTCATGTAACCCCAAAGGCGAATACAAAACATACTGGGATACGCTAAAAGTTTACAAGACCTTCAAAGGCGCACTAAACGGACTTATGAAACATATAGATTGCCGCTTTCCGAAAGGGTACGACATTTCAGGTATAAGAGAAGCGATAGAAGCAAGATAACTAGCGGGGGCGGCAAGTCCGCCCCACACCAAGACAGGAGGGATGAAGCAAAATGATGGTCAAGAAAAATGCTCGCATGCATAAAGTAAAACAGATAATAACGACTGATAGCATCGGTGCGGCAAACAACCTCATAGAGGGGGGAAAGTGGATACTATTGCAGACGTACCGCAGCGGGGGATTGAACATGTTCATGCTTGGTAGAGTCGCCGATTATGATGAAAGCGAGAGCATTCCTGACGTAGTTGAAGAATTTCTAAGAAAACAGGAGCTAATTGAAAAGCCTAACTTTTGATTGTCCTGTAAAAGCGTTCAAAAAATATTGCAGTCCGGCAAGCGCCGTGAAAACTTGAAGCGCAAAAAAAGTTTTAGCCGAATACGGACTTTGCAATCACGGTGTTACAAAGATTAAGCTTATATAAGGAGGCTGAACGCGATGCTATACAAAAACAGAATAACCGCGTGGAGCGAAGTCCCGATAGTCATGGACTTGCCGTTTGCCGCCAGAATAATCGGCGTATCACCAGAAGCTCTTCTAAAAAGATGCCAACGTGGCACGTTCCCCGCATACAAAGAGGGCAAGCTGTGGCGTGTGACCAAGGATGCGTTGTTAAAGCATATCGAAAAAAATAGCGTATCTGCGTAGCGCCGATACTTTGGATAGGTGGCGAAAAACATGCGTATTCGGCGGTGGGAAGAAGCGTTGATAAAAAAACAGGAATGCCGCATGAAACGTGCAAGGCATTACTAACTGCTGGCAAAGAGTTAGCGAAGCTTATTTCTATACACAAAAGAAAGGAAAGAGCACTTGAAAAACAAGGCATGCAAGTGTGAATAAGGAGCATAGTCATGAGTCTACACAAAATATCCGTAGAATACTACTTAAATGATGACCAAGTGGCGAGACTTAAGAAACTTTCAGAGCTCACAGGAGAAAAAGCAGAAAAGATATTTAACCATATGATGTCAACGGGATCATGGCATGACATAAACGTGCGCTTGATAAGCCTGGAGCGCACGAATGAAAAAGGAGAACAGAAATAGTGAAATACAGACCGTACAAAGGGAAAAAAAGCACATCAAATGCAATATTGTTTTCAGTAGTAGTTATAGTCGTACTCGTAGCAGTCTTTATGACTATAACCACGAATGATGAACCCCATGCGCCTGAAACATTAGCATCATCAGAAACCGCGAAGCTAATACGGCAGATAGACCCGCTGCGGGATGGCGTATCATTTACAATCACAGACGAATATACCTCAGCTAGTGCATTGAGGCATGATGCTCGGATGCAGGAGCTATGGGAAATGAATCCAGAATGGAGCGAAAGCGCTCCGGAAGTCATTGCGACAGCAGAAATCATCCCTCCGCATTTGACAAGTAGACCGAATAGCCGATATGTGCCTGAGTACATGGTGTACTTCACAATCCCGCATAATTCGGCATGGATAACAAATAGCGTGCAGGAGCATCTAGTAGAGCAATGCCGGATTAGGGGCGTTCCGGTACGCTTGGCATGGGCTATTATATGGACTGAGAGCCATTTCAGACCACAGGCGATAGCTCAGGAGGGAAATGGTACATCATCGCACGGCTTGATGCAAATCAACAGCAGCAACCATAGAAACATCAATGCTGCTTTTGGGCGAAGCCTTGATTACCTGTGTCCATACGACAATATCAGTGCCGGCATATATTGGCTAGGGATGATATTAGACGCTCAAGATGGAGACTGGCACAGGAGCTTAATGTCATACCATCAGGGGGGAGCGTCTGCTGCGCGGTCATGGCGAGCAGGGTATAGCACAAGTTCATATTCTTGGCATGTAATCCAGTTGGCAGCAGAGTTGGAAGTCCGGGAGAGAGTATTTTAATTGCATGAAAACAATATTATAAAAAAGGAGAGAAAAGCATGAATAGCATAGCAATAAAAGACCTAGTGATTGTAAAGCAAATTCCAGTTATCGAAGAGCATTTAAGAAAGCTGAGCACGGAGATTGACGAAAAGCTCTCAATAGTTGATGGACTCATATGTACCGAGGATTCTGTAAAGGATATCAAGAAAATCAGAGCGGGATTTAATCGTGACTTCGCAGAAATAGAAGAGATACGCAAAACCGTTAAAATGGCGGTACTCACCCCCTACGAAGCATTTGAAAAAGTGTATAAAGAGTATGTTGGTGACAAGTATAAAGCTGCAGAGTCTAAGCTAAAAACTAAAATTACAGAAGTCGAAAACGAGTTAAAAGCAAAGAAGAAAGCGGAAATCAAGGTTTATTTCGATGAATATGCCGCTGCAAATGGTGTGTCGGAGTATGCAGACTTTGACCGTCAGATGTCAGACCAAGCGATGTCACAAACAATCAAGGCTTTTCAACGCATTTGTCGGGAACGCATTGACCCGCTTATAAGTGGACTGCAAGCCATTGACACACAGCCGGAAGAAAGCAGAGCAGAGATACTTGCAGAGTTTAAGAAGTGCTTGAGTGCATCAGAAGCTATCACAATCGTCTCGAATCGACATAAGGCTATTGAAGCGCAAAAGAAAGCTCAGGCAGAGCGCGAAGCAAGGCAAGCCGCCGAAGCTGAAACAGTAGCAAAAGTGGAAGAGGCTATACCCCAACCATTAGCGCCGCCGGTTGCTGTACCAATCGAAGAATCAGATCCGATTATAAAAGTGAGCTTTACTGTAACTGCTCAAAAATCAAAGCTCTTAACTCTAAAAAAATATTTGATTGATGGAGGGTATCAGTATGAGTAACCGCGAAATTGCGCAAAGACCGGCATTTAGTGCATTCTTGAACACTATAAAAATCAAGCAGTCGCTTGAAAACTCCTTAAAAGACCCATTAAGGATACAGAGCTTTACCACTGGCATAGTTTCAGCAGTTACGGCTAATCCCGCATTACAAAATTGTGACTACCATTCGTTGCTATCTTGTGCCCTTTTGGGCGAAAGCTTGAAGCTCTCACCATCACCGCAGCTAGGCATGTATTACATAGTTCCCTTTGAACAAAAAGAGAAAAAGGACAAGTCCGGCAATGTGATAAGCCCTGCGAAAACGCTTGCAACATTTATTCTTGGATGGAAAGGGTATGCTCAGCTCGCAATGCGTTCAGGACAATATAAAAACATCAATGTTTGCGCTGTCAAAAAAGGCGAGTTTGTAAGCTATGACCCATTTAGAGAAACGGTTGTGCTGAACCCTATCACAGACCCTCTAGAAAGGGAAGTAGCAGAGACGGAGGGATATTACGCATTTTTTGAGTATTTGAATGGGTTTAGGAAAGAGATTTATTGGAGCAAAGAGAAAATGATTCAACACGCTATGCGATACAGCAAGGCGGTTGCAGCAGCTCCAGCAAAAGGTAGCTTCCCCGGTCGCGTGTCTTTGCGAGAATACCTTGCCGGCAACTGGGATGAGAAAAACGAATGGGTGTACTCTAGTTTCTGGCACAAAGACTTTGACACGATGGCACTGAAAACGATGTTGCGGCAGCTAATTAGCAAATGGGGCGTAATGTCTGTCGAAATGCAGACGGGCATTGCCTGCGACAACACCGCGATAACTGAAGATGGAACTCCGGAGCATATAACAAATGAGGATATACCATTCGTCACGGACGAAACGCCACAAGAAAAATCAGACGAAACGGTATCAGACGATGGCGCCGATGATGATGATGCTCAGCGGATTAAGTCTCTGGCAGACCTTGAATGATATGGATTTTGAAATCATAAGCACAGGGAGCAGCGGGAATTGCGTTGTTTTGAATAAAATCATAGCTGTAGATATAGGCGTTCCATTCAAAGCGCTTAAAGACTTTTATAAAGAATTGCAGTTAGTTCTTTTAACTCACGAGCACAAAGATCATATCAAACACAGTACCGTTAAAAGGTTAGCGCAAGAGAGCCCCTCTCTCAGATGGGGATGCGGAAGATGGCTTGTTCCCCACTTGGTCGAATGCGGAGTTCCGGCACGTCAAATTGATATCTATATCCCTAATGAATACATGAGGTATCACGAGAGCTTGGCGGTAGTGATGAAGCCAATTCCGCACAATGTACCTAATGCAGCATGGCTGATTTTTGGAGAAGGCGAAAGCTTCATGTACGCCACGGATTGTAGCGATTTGAGCCATATAACTGCCAATGGTTTTGACTTATATCTAATTGAGGCAAATTACACCGAAGCTGACATCTTGGAGCGAATAAGACAAAAGCAAGAAGCCGGAGAACACTGCTACGAATGGGATGTTCTGCAAAACCATTTGTCCAAAGAAAAAGCAGAAAATTGGCTTTATGAAAATATGGGAGCGCATAGCCAATACGTGTTACTCCATCAACACCAAGATTGATGCAACTATGAAAAAGATGAATGGTGCTAACTGGTAGCTTGGTTAGTTAAATGTGTTAGCTCAAAGGTCTTGATATCACGATGAGGTTAAAATAGCAGCCATCCATTAACTTAACCCAATGAGGATTTAGTCATGAGTGTTGAAATAAAGTTTGCATCCGCATCAGTAGCGACCATAAACAACGCCGAATACTTAATGCTCGGTCTTGATGGGTACGAGCAGAAACAAAAAGCCCGGAAATTCGCCGCCGAGATGCCTGAAAAGCCTCATGTGGCGGAAATGAAGCAGTATAGAGAAAGTCGCAGCAAAGCAGCAAATTCTTACGCATGGCTCATGATGGGCAAGCTTGCATCAGTCTTAAATCTTCCCACTTTGGAGATATACAGAAATTACATTGTAGACATAGGCGACAACTTTGACATTCTAAGTATTAGAGAAGATGCAGTAGCGGGATTCATAAGGCGATGGGAAACTGTACCAAGTACAAAAAAAGGCTGGGTATGTAGCGACCTTGGCGAGTCTCAGATATACGGAAACAGAGACATACAGGCGTTTTATGGGTCATCAACCTATGACACACAGCAAATGTCGAATCTCATTGAGCTTATTGTACAGGACTGCAAGATTCAGGGCATTGAGACTAAGCGCCAAGACGAAATTGACGAAATGCTGAGGTATTGGGATGGAAAGCAAAGGGCAGTCAACCAACAATTATGAAAGGCGGTGAATACCGTGCCTAAAACGATACAGCAAACTATACGCATTAATGAGGATGCAAACGCTCGCATAAAAGCAAGAGCATTGGAAATTGGATGCTCGTATAACTCATTTATCAATGTGTTGCTTGATTTAGGGTTTCAATCTTACGGTCAAGCTCATCTATCGCAGCCTGAATTTTTTTCTGCTTGCCCTCTAACGCAGCATCAAGAGCAAAAAGGGAATCCTGACGCTGAACAAAATTAAAAACAGCAACCTCTATAAAATTGTTTAACGAACGCATTTCACGCTCTGCCGCCCCTCTTGCTTGCTCCAACAATTCCGCTTCAATCCTCAAAGTGTATTGCACCTTCATAGATGGAAACCTCCTAAATATTGATTATATAATGTTATCAAAATGTATGCAATACGAAAAGAACACATATAGAGTACATATTGTACTTGCTTTGCGGCTTGTGTTGTGTTAAACTACATATAGAGTACATGTTGTAGTCTATATGTAAAGGAGGCAAGCGGAACATGACAGACTATCTAATGGAGCAGAATCTAAAGGACGCATATATACACGCAGTATCATTAATGAAAGCAAGATTGCCAGAGAAGTTGCGCAGCGAGGTAGAGTCACTATGGATATTTGGATTTGAGTCATTTCGGGTGGGATTTCTATATGGGATGGGCGCAGGGCTGGGCGCGGCAGATGTAATTAACGAGGAAAGGACGCAAGACCATGAATGAATTAACACTGTTTGAAAATGCGCAATGCGAAGTAACGAGAAAAACACCAATCGAAGTGCTGTTAAGAGTTAGCGATGATGGCACGGTATCAGCAAGAAATGTTTACAAATTCTTGGAATTAGCTGAGGGGCAGTTTTCAAGATGGGCAAAAACGAACATCTTGGAGAACGAATTTGCTGTAAAGGGTGAAGATTTTGAAGGGCTCGACATCAATGTCGAGGGTAATATTGTCACCGATTACCGTCTCTCCATCTACTTTGCAAAGAAGCTTTGCATGAAGTCCGGTGGTGACCGTGGCGAGCAGGCAAGAGATTATTTCGTAAAGGTTGAAGAAGCACATAAAGAAATGAGCCTTGCATTTAGTGCGCTATCACCGCAATTACAAGCACTCATCAATATGGAGATTAAGCAAGCCGAAATGCAGAAACAACTAAATGCCGTTACAGTGCAAGCGGAAGTAGCAGCAAGCGCTTTAACAGCGATAAAAGACACAATGGCGGCTCGTGATGAAGACTGGCGTAAAGGGTTAAATAAGATGTTCAATGCAGCGGTGCATAACTCATCTGGTCAAGATTATAGGGCGCTGCGTGATGAATCGTACAAGCTGCTAGAAGACCGCGCGGGATGCGACCTTGGTGCGCGTCTGCGGAATCTGGTTAAGCGGCTAATTGATTCAGGGGCAACCAAAACACAGATAGGCAAAACAAACAGGCTAGATGTTATCGAAGCGGACAATAAACTTAAAGAAATATACACTTCGATTGTCAAGGAGATAAGCATCAGGTATGTCAATAGTGTGCCAAAAGCAAGTACATTTACGAGCTATGTCCAGTAACAGAACTAAAGCCTTAGACATAAGCCCAGCAGTGAGAAACGCCGTATACGAGCGAGATAGCCACGATGGAGCGCCATGCTGTGTTATATGCGGATATGTACGATGTTTGCAGCTAAGTCATTATATAAGCCGTGCGCAGTCGGGATTAGGCATACCGGAAAATCTTGTCACACTGTGCGTTAACTGCCACTCGATATTTGACTTTGGAAGATTAGAAGCGCGTCAAGGCATGAAGAGACAAATTGAAGAATACTTGAAACATCGCTATGGGGAATCATGGAGCGAGACAGAACTACGCTATAAGCGAGAATAGGAGTAATTGTGAACGTAAAAGAGTTTGTGAGAGAATCATTGGTCAACTATCAGTTTGATGGATTGCGCAACCCTGAGGGAGAGTGCGGATGTATACTCGATGATTTAGCACCCTGTGATAACATGTCCGAAACGTGTTTAGGGGGATTTAAGTCAAATTGCGCTGTGTGCTCAGACGAAGAGTGTGAACTTTATGGTTATGCAAAAAATAACGGATTTGATTTCCTCATGATGAGTGAACGATGCAGACAATACGAGTCATCGTCAAAATAATCGGGGCTAACGACCTCTCCTCCCGCAGCCTAACCGTCACGGCGGGGTCGTATATATAAATATCTCCCAATTAACCTGCCGCCTATGGCGGGGGCGGCATTATTAAATAAAAAAAGAGGTACATATTAATGCCAAACAGAATAATTAAAGAATCAATATGTACTAGCGACTCACTGGAAGAACTCACAGATTTTGAGGAAAACTTTTTTTACAGGATCATCGCAAATTGCGATGATTACGGAAGATTTGATGCAAGACCAGCAGTATTGAAAGCCAGATGCTATCCGCTGAGGGAACGCTTAACGAATAGGACTGTCCAAGATGCGCTCTCAAGTATGGCGCGTGTAGGCTGCGTTGAACTCTACGAAGTAGACGGGAAGCCCTACCTGCACCTCCCATCATGGGGAATCCATCAACAGATACGTGCAAAGAAGAGCAAGTTCCCTGCACCTGACAGCAATGGAAATCAATTGATATCAGATGATTGCAATAGTCCCCGTAATCCAATCCAATCCAATCCAATCCAATCCAATCCGAATCCAATATCTTTTGTCGGAGATTCGCCTGACAGCGAATCCGACGAAGAAACGGAATTTGAAAAAAAAGCACAATTATCCGCTGAGTACATGGCAAAAAAGATATTAAAGCATACCCCAAACTTTCCTCAACTCAAAGAGGGTAAAAGGGCTGAAACTGTTGAAAGATGGGCAAAAGACATTGAAAAGCTTCTTAGAATAGACGGTGTAGACCCTGACGAATTTAAGCAAGTGTTGCAGTTTAGCCAGCAAGACCCTTTTTGGCAACAAAACATTTTGTCGGGGCGAAAGTTGCGTGAACAATATCCGCAATTGCTTGTAAAAATGGGAGGTAACGAATGACTGGCGAAGAAACCATGTCATGGGAAGAAATGCATGCAAATGAAGAAATCTTAACCCATGAAAGAGCTCTTATAGGCTCAATTCTCATAAGCGAAAAATGCTTTGCCGAAATTATTGACATTGTGACTACAGATGATTTCTACACTCAAATCTGTGCTGACATTTTCGCGGTAGCGCACGACTTGTACACTAGCGGCGGCAAAGTTGATGTGATAGCAATCTCAGCGAAGATGCAAGAGCAAGGCAATTATGAAGCTCCGGGATATTTGCGAGAAGTAATGCTTGAAACGCCTACATCAAGTAACGCAGTGATGTATGCAGAGGGTGTGCGCAAATCGTCACACATGAGAAAGGTAAAGCGTTTACTCATAAGCGCTGCGGATGAGCACAAAGACCCGGACACCCTCACAGAGGCAGTTATGGATGGCTTGTACGGATTGGATAGGTCAAGTTCCAAGGGAAAAGCAAGGTCAATCGCTCAAGGTTTACACAGTTATGAGGCAAGTGTTATGGAGGGAGGCACAGATGAGCGGCTATACACAGGATGGTCGCGATTAGACAAGATTCTAGGAGGGGTTGAGCCGGGGAATCTTGTGGTACTAGCTGCAAGACCGGGCGTTGGAAAATCGGCTATGGGGGCAGAAATCGCGTTAAGGGTGGCAGAGCGTGGCATCCCATCAGTGTATTTCAGTTGTGAGATGTCCGAAAAAGAGTTGGTACAAAGGCTAATCGCAAATAGGGCGAGACTTGACCACTGTGTTGTTAAGCGCGGCAAGTTCAAGGAAGACAAGACCCTATTAAGTCGATATATGAATGCACGCAGCAAGATGATTGATAAGCCTTTGTTTATATATGACGAGGCTAATATCACAGTAAACACTATCCGGCGTAATTTGCAAACGGTTAGGGGCGTTGGACTTGTAGTAGTTGATTATATTCAGCTTATGACCAGTGTCGGGAAGCCAGAGAATCGGACACAAGAGATTACAGCTATTACAAAGGGGTTAAAGCAGATAGCGAAAGAGTTTAATGTCGTGATTATAGCAATATCACAGCTTAACCGAGATAAGACAATTTATGATGAACCAATAGAGCGCGACTTGAGAGAAAGCGGGTCTATTGAGCAAGATGCAGACTCTATCATATTTTTGTGGCAGTACGAGCCTAACCCTGAGGGCATTTTGCCGCTGATATGCGCAAAAGTCCAGAAAAACAGAAGTGGAGATAAGCATAAAACTGCAATGATGCGGTTTGAGGGTAAATATATTTCATTCTACGAAACAGATGAAGATTACGTGCCGAAAAAGACCCGGCGAAAGCGGGACTTTACGGCATACGGCGGTCACGACCCGGACATGAATTTTTAGGAGCGACATATGACAGAATTTGAGGAAATGGCATTTATGACGCTGGGTGACTCGAAAAAGCTTGCTGAAGAGAGAACCAAGCGATACAAAGCAATATTCAAAGACGCTTTTGATTACGCCAAGGGAAATATCCGCATAGTGCCAGATCCGGACGACAAATTGTCAGTCGCAATATTCAAAGCCTGTGAAAAAGACTTAAAAGAGCCTGTAAACTTCTTGATAAGACAAGAAGACCGAGAATCCCGGCTAAAGAAGATTTTCAAAGTCTGCTATGAGCTTTTAGCGAAATACATAGACGGAGTGCCGGACACAGCATGGACAAGCGCAGAGGTTTATTATTACTGGAAAGGCAAGTTGAATGAGGTGGATGTGCTCGCAGTGGAAATGTTTGCTGCTTGTGTAGAAGAGCTTCACCGACAATATAAGGGGGATGAGTCATGATGGCATTTGACGAGGCATATCACTTGGTGGCTGACGACTTAGAAGAGCTAAAGCAAAAATATTTGACGAGTTAACTGCTTGGAGGAAGTAAGATGAAAGTTAAAGCCGAAGAAAATGCAATAAAATACCTCACAAGTGCGGGGTGGAATGAATCAGACATAATAAAGGTTATTCCACATCTGAGGAGGTGTGCGTTTCAAGCAATTCTTCCGCACATTTTAATGATTGCAGCTCCGACATTAGGGATTCTATTTGGCTTTTTAATTGCTCTCTATCTTTAGTTAAAAAATCAAGATTGCAACAGGAGGGGCGTTTATGCCTAGACAAACATCAGTATATGACGAGCTTATAGTAGATTGCTTTGCAGGTGGTGGAGGTGCAAGCACAGGGATTGAGCTTGCTATAGGACGACCAGTAGATATAGCTATAAATCATGACCCAGCGGCGGTTGAAATGCACATGGCAAATCACCCATATACCAGGCACTACTGCGAAAATGTATGGGAAGCACCTCCGCGCGAAGTAGTGAACGGAAAGCATGTAGGGTTGTTGTGGCTATCGCCGGACTGCACTCACCACAGCAAGGCGCGAGGCGGTAAACCACGGAAAAAGGAAATCAGGGGTCTTGCGTGGGTAGCGGTGCGATGGGCGGCGACAGTCAGACCGCGAGTGATTGTACTTGAAAATGTAGAGGAGTTTGCTACGTGGGGCCCGCTTGACAAAGCAGGGCAGCCCATAAAAGCCAAGTCAGGAAATACTTTTAATAGTTTTGTAAATGCGCTGCGCAATCTAGGATATGCGGTGGACTGGCGAGAGTTGCGAGCCTGTGACTACGGCGCGCCCACGATACGAAAACGCTTATTTTTGATAGCTCGATGTGACGGGAGGAAAATCGTATATCCAGAGCCGACACACGGAGCGCCTGATAGTGAGGCAGTTAAAGTCGGCAGACTAAAGCCGTACAGGAGCGCCGCAGAAATCATTGACTGGTCATTACCATGTCCGAGCATATTTGAAACTTCTGAGGAAATCAAAGAAAAGTACGGATTAAAAGCAATACGCCCACTGGCAGACAACACTTTACGCCGAATAGCGCGGGGCATCAAAAAGTTTGTGATTGATAATCCAAATCCATATATAGTTGATTTTAAACATGACAATGCGTCACAAAGCGTGGGAGAACCTATGCGGACAATAACAGGGGTTAATGGGTTCGCTGTGGTTTCCCCCTGCATTGCACAGGGGCATGTCAAGCATGGGAAAGACGAATTTGCCGATATCAATACGCCTATGAAAACCCTGCTGACACGTCCGGAATGGATGCTTGTAGCGCCGACGCTTGCACAGTATCACAATGAAAAATCAGAAAGTGAAGTACGCGGACAATCGGTAGAAAAGCCCTTGCTTACCGTAGACACGGAAAACCGCTATGGCATTGTGACATCGCATTTGACAATACTCAGAAAAAATAGCGACGGTCAAGATTTAAGAAATCCTATCAAAACAATAACCGCAAGCCCTGGACACTTCGGCGAAGTCCGCGCACTGCTAATCAAATACTATGGAACGGGAGACGGGCAAGACATCAAAGACCCATTGCACACGGTTACAGCAAAAGACCGCATAGGGTTAGTGACCATCAAAGGGGAAACTTACGCCATAGCTGATATTGGGCTTCGTATGCTGACACCAAGGGAGCTATTCAATGCGCAAGGGTTTCCGCCGGACTACATCATTGACACCGGGGTATTGGGAAAGCCCATCAGCAAGTCAGACCAGGTAGCGCGGTGCGGAAATGCAGTGCCGCCGCCATTTGCCGAGGCAATTGTAAGGGCGAATTTGCCGGAGATGTGCGGCAAACGCATTGAGACTATGGCAGGATTGATGGAGGAAATAGCAGGATGACTTACAAAGAGTTTATTAAAACAAAAATTGAAATTGCGCCGGTGAGCGGATTTGAAATAGATCCATCTGAACTTAATTCAGCGCTAAAGCCCCATCAGAAGGATGCTGTAAAGTGGGCGTTAGCAGGAGGTAGACGTGCTGTTTTTGCAAAATTCGGGTTGGGCAAGACTATTATCTCCCTTGAATTTTGCAGGCAAGTCATAAAGCGCTTCGGTGGAAAGGCGTTAATCGTTTTGCCGATAGGCGTATTTCAGGAGTTTACACATGATGCTGTGAATATTCTTGGGCTAGAGCCTCCGCCATATGTGCGCTCTATGGATGAAATAAGAGCGTCATCATCCGATATTATGTTGACCAACTACGAGCGAGTTAGGGACGGCGACATTGACCCGAAATATTTCACTGCAACAAGCTTGGATGAAGCGGCGGTGTTGCGAAGTTTTGGAAGTGACACATATCAGACGTTTTTGCCGAAATTTAAAGGCGTAAGATTCAAAATGGTTGCTACGGCTACACCTGCTCCAAACCGACACAAGGAGCTAATACACTATGCCGGGTATTTGGAGGTTCTCGATACCGGAAGCAGCCTGACCCGATTTTTCCAACGCGATAGCACAAAAGCAAATAATTTAACACTATATCCTCACCGGGAAGATGAATTTTGGCTATGGGTATCAAGCTGGGCATTATTTATCTCAAAGCCGTCTGATATCAACCCTGAATATAGTGATGATGGTTACGAATTGCCGCCAATGGAAGTTAGGACGCATATCATAAATGTCGATTATGAAGCTGTGTCGGACAGAGATGGACAAATGAAATTTTTGAATGACGCTGCAACATCGCTTACGGAAGCTGCCAATGAAAAAAGCCGAAGCATTGATATCAGGGTGGCAAAAGCAAAGGAAATAGTTGAGCAAGACCCTGATGCCCACTTTATTTTGTGGCATGACAGGGAAGATGAGCGCAAAACAATAAAAAAGATGCTTCCAGATGCAGTGGACATTCACGGCTCAATGAAGCTTGATATACGAGAGCAGCGGGTGCTTGATTTTTCCTATGGAAAGGTAAGGCTTTTTGCGACAAAGAAGATACTCTCCGGATGTGGATGCAATTTCCAGCGGTATTGCCACAGAGCAATATTTGTAGGTATAGACCACAAATTTCACGACTTCATACAGTCTGTTCACAGGGTTTACCGTTTTTTGCAAACGGATCAAGTAATCATAGACATAATCTACACAGCAGCAGAGGAGCCTATATATCAAGCACTAATGGAAAAATGGGCGAGATATGATGAGCAGCAAGAAAAAATGAGAAAAATTGTAAAGAGATATGGATTGTCAGGGCAAGTTTATTTTGAATCAATGTTCAGGAATATGGGGGTAGACAGAGTGATTGTTAACGGAGAAAACTTCACAGCGGTGAACAATGATTGCGTTGAAGAATGTGCGATTATGGATTCTGATAGTGTGGATATGATTCTGTCTTCTATTCCTTTCGGGAATCATTATGAATATGCAAATAACTACTCCGATTTTGGAAAAAACGAAGACACAGCAACGTTTTTTAAGCAGATGGACTATCTTACGCCGAATCTTTTGAGAATACTCAAGCCCGGGCGCGTTGCTGCAATCCATGTTAAAGACCGTGTTCTATTCGGCAACGCTACTGGCACAGGAATGCCGACAATTGAGCCTTTTCACGCTGAGTGTATTAGGCATTATATGGGGCATGGCTTTCAATATTTTGGGATGATAACAGTTGTTACTGACGTTGTGAGAGAAAATAATCAGACATATAGGCTAGGATGGACTGAACAGTGCAAAGACGGTACAAAGATGGGCGTGGGGTGTCCTGAGTATGTACTGTTGTTTCGCAAACTTCCCACAGACACGAGCAAAGCATATGCGGATAATCCAGTGAAGAAGTTTAAGGACGAGTACACACGCGCACAATGGCAGATAGATGCACATGGGTTTTGGAGGTCTTCAGGCGATAGGCTTTTAAGCAAAGAAGAGATGATGAAATATGACGTGGCTCAGCTCCAACGCGTTTACACAAAATATAGTCGAGAAAACATCTACAGCTATGACGACCATGTAGCGTTGGCGAAATCGTTAGATGAAAAGGGAAGACTCCCGGCCGTGTTTATGGTATGCGCTCCCGGATCATGGAGCGAAGACGTATGGGATGATATTTTAAGGGTAAAAACTCTTAATACGACACAGAGCCAACGCCGAAATGCTCTTCATGTTTGCCCATTTCCACTTGAAATAGTTGACCGCTTAATTCGGCGGTACTCAAATAAAAATGATTTAATTCTTGATATGTTTGGAGGTATTGGCTCAACTGCATTGCAAGCCCTTAAAGCCGGGCGCAGAGGATACAGTATAGAGCTAAACGCAGATTACTTCCGCGACTCGGTAGGCTATTTGCAGAATGAAGAAGCGCATCAAGCGACTCCCACGCTATTTGATTTTGAGTTCACAGGAGAGGGAGCATGAAATGATTGAGTGTAATAAAAAAAGTTGCTCATACTACTGCAAGTCTACAAAGACATGTGATTACAGGCTGATTGTAGGAGAGGGGCGAGGAACGCCGGTCAAGGACTGCAAAAAGTATACTACAGCGCCAGTAGGAAGAAAAAACTGGGAGGGGAATATATGTGATGCGAGAATACTAGATTGCATCTAGCGCCCCTAAATAAAAAATTAAAGAAAAAGGAGCAAAGAAAATGGAAGATTTTTACATCGTAAGAGCAAGAGGCGCCGGAGTGTTTTTTGGTCAAATCAAGGAAAGAACTGGCGGAGAGGTCATAATGACCAATGCAAGGCGCATCTATTATTGGAATGGCGCATCTGAGCTATGCCAGCTCGCGGCAGAGGGCGTAAAGCGCCCAAGTGATTGTAAATTTACAATGGTTGTTGATGAGGTCATATTGATTGATGCAGTTGAAATTCAAAAATGCACACCCGCAGCAACAGCCAATCTTAAGGCGGTGCACATATGGAAGATATAGAGAAAATAAATCAATTTATTTCTGTTGACTCTGGCTATGGCTCTGGCGATGGCTCTGGCTATGACGATGGCTCTGGCAATGGCTATGGCTATGGCTATGACGATGGCTCTGGCAATGGCGATGGCTATGGCTATGGCTCTGGCGATGGCTCTGGCGATGGCTCTGGCAATGGCGATGGCTATGGCTCTGGCTATGGCGCTGGCTCTGGCGATGACGATGGCTCTGGCGGTGGCTATGGCTCTGGCTATGGCGCTGGCTATGGCTATGGACTCAAGGCATTAAACGGTTTGAGTATTTACATCATTGATGGTGTGCAAACCATTGTTGCGCGAGTAAAAGAGAATATAGCTAAAGGGGCAATTGTTAATGCAGACCTGACAACTACGCCATGCTATGTGGTGAAGCAAGATAACACCTTTGCTCATGGTGCAACACTGCGCGAAGCGCACGAAGAGTTAATGAGAAAGCTCTTTGAAGACATGTCAGTAGATGAGCGCATAGATGCCTTTGTAGATGAGTTTAGTGATTTCAGCAAGCCATACAAAACCGCTGACTTTTTTGATTGGCACGGAAGATTAACCATAAGTTGCCTAATCGGACGAAATCAATTTGTAAAAGACAGAGGTATTGACCTTTCAGGATGCATGACTGTAGCAGACTTTATAAAGCTGACAGAAAACGCATACCAAGGTGAAATCATAAGGGAGCTAAAAGAGCGATACGGAGTCTTTTCCTTACGAAAAACCCAGCGCGGTACGTAGAGTTAGCTAAATGTGGCAAGCTCCCGAAAAATGACAATTGGTGGTACGGATCGACCGCGACAACCGACGACACGCCATATTGGTACAGCGATAAGCACAACACGTTCGTAAGCATAGAGCCGATTATGGAAGCGTTCGACCGCAAGCACGACGACCCGTTGACCGTGAAATGGGCTATCATCGGAGCGGAAAGTGGCAAGCGTCGCAGCAAGGTCACTCCGGAAAAAGCGTGGATAGCTGATATAGCTCAATCGTGCAAAGAGTGGGGCATACCCGTCTTTATGAAAGAATCCCTGCGCGGCATTATGGGTGACGACCTCATTCAAGAATATCCGTGGATAGAAAGGTGAAAGATTTATGTGTTGGTGTGATGATGTGCATGATGTTATTGACGAGCCTGAGCAGTATTGTGACTTGGAGTGCAGTAGCTGTGATGAAATGTCGGAGGAATCATGATGACCATTAAAGAATATTTCTATCAGGCTTTTTCAATAGATGGTTTAATCAAGTCAAACAGGCTTGAAGTTGAACGGTTGCGTTCGCTTATATCGTTTACCCCGGCGTTAGACCTGACAAAGCCGCTTGTGAAATCTCAGTCGCAAAAAACATATCTTGAAGACACTGTTTCTTTGATAGTAGCCCTTGAAAATGAGGTTTTGAATGATATCAATAGATGTGTCCGGTTGAAAAAGCAGATACGCCTGATAATCAATGATATTGATGACTTAAAATTGAAGGCAATACTTCAAAAACGATATGTTGAATTGAAAACATGGCATGAAATAGCAGTTGAAACGAATTACACGACAAGGCAGGTCACGAACTTACACGGTCAAGCCCTTGCGGTTGCTGAAAAAGTAAGTAAAAAACATTTCCTATTATTTCTATAGTAATCCGTGATATAATATAGAAGTAAAAAATGTCTCTTTGGTTGGGGCATTTTTTTATTTTTGTGAATGGAGTGTTGTGTTTTGTCAAAGCTGACAGTGAAACAGAAAGTATTTGTTGCTGAATACCTGATTGATTTGAACGCAACACAAGCCGCGATAAGAGCCGGTTACTCAAAAAAAACGGCTGAGGTTACTGGTTCAAGGCTGTTAAGCAATGTTAAGGTTCAAAGTGCAATTCAAAACGCAATGAACAATCGTGAGAAACGAACCGAAATTACGGCTGATAAAGTTTTGAATGAACTTGCTAAAATCGCTTTTGTTGACGGTTCGGATTTCGCACGGCTTATGACCGGCACACGAAAGAAAAAGGTTTGGAATGACGATACTGAAGAATATGACGAAATTGACATTGATGAACAATTTGTACAGTTTGTTGACACGGACACTTTACCGGCTGAGAAACGGGCGGCGATATCGGCAATCAAGGAAACCCGGCACGGTATAGCCGTTGAAAGCTATGACAAAGTACGGGCATTAGAATTACTTGGTAAACACTTGGGTATGTTCAAAGACAAGGTTGAACTTGAAGCGGCTATACCAGTAGTTATTCGCGAAGATATACCGAAAGAAGATTAATAGCAATGATTGAACTATCTTTGCAGGAGGTAATTGGGCGGCATTATAACCGTTTTTGGCATTTCAAAGGACGATACAAAGTATGTAAAGGCAGCCGAGCGAGCAAGAAGTCAAAAACAGCTGCGTTGTGGTTCATTTCGCATTTGATAAAACATCCTAGTGCAAACTTGATTGTAGTGCGGAAGATTGCGGCAACTTTGAAAAACTCGTGCTTCAAAGAACTAAGATGGGCAATCAACAGGCTTGGGGTATCGCAGCACTGGAAAATACTTGAAAATCCTCTTGAAATGACTTATATGCCGACTGGTCAAAAGATATATTTTTATGGTCTCGATGATCCTATGAAAATCACGTCAATTACGGTTGACGTTGGGCATTTGTGCTGGGGATGGGTCGAAGAAGCATATGAAATCAGTCGCGAAGCTGATTTTGATATGCTTGATGAATCGTTGCGCGGCATGTTGCCTGATGGGTTGTTTTATCAATGGACTATCACCTTCAACCCTTGGAATCAATATCATTGGCTGAAAAAGCGATTTTTTGACTGTAACAAAGAGTCCGGCGAAGTTGTACTATCACAATGGGAAAATGGAGCAGTCAAAGAGTTTTTTGATGAAGAAACTTATGTTGCAATACAGACCCTTGCAATGACAACAAATTATTTCATGAATGAATTTATCGATAAGCAGACACTTGCTAACTTCAATCAACTGAAAGTGCGGAACCCTAGACGGTATGATGTTGCAGGGCGCGGGAATTGGGGGATTGTTGAGGGAGTTATATTTGAGAATTGGCGCGAAGAAAAATTTAATCTTGATGATGTAAAGCGAGGTCAAAGCGTTCAATCTGTTTTTGGACTCGATTTTGGGTATACGAATGACCCAAGCGCATTGTTTTGTGGGCTGGTGGACATTAAAAAAAAGAGGCTATGGGTGTTCGATGAAATGTATGAGTATGGGTTGAGCAACAGCAAGATATTTGACCGAGTGAATGAAATGGGTTACACGAAAGAGCGAATAATTGCAGATAATGCAGAACCCAAGAGCATTGATGAGCTTGATAATTTAGGGATGTTCAATATACGGAAAGCACGAAAAGGCAAAGACAGTGTTTTACATGGTATTCAGTATTTACATGACTTTGAAATTATCATCCATCCAAAATGTGTAAACTTTCTTACTGAAATAGCTAATTATACGTGGGATGAAGATAAGCAAGGCAAGAAGCAGAATAAGCCAATTGAAACGTTCAATCACCTCATGGATGCCATGAGGTACGCAATGGAGAGCTTTTCTAAAGGGAACAACTTCAATTTCGATTAAGGGGAGCTACTGGGTGTTTAGATTTAATTTTGCAATAAATGAACTGAATGTGGTCATCACTCAAGGTGCGAAAGACCGGCTGACGGATTTACAGTTTATCGAAACAGAAATACAAAGATTTTTGCAGTCAAAACGCCGGAAAGATATGATTGCTGGCATTAAATATTTCGAGGGTCAGCATGATATTTTACATCGAGAAAGAACGGTCATTGGCGAGGGCGGCAAGCTTGAAAAAGTTGATAATCTGCCAAATAACCGAGTTGTTGATAATCAGTATAAAAAAATGGTCAATCAGAAAGCCAACTACTTACTTGGTCAACCGATTGCGTTTCAGTCTGATAATGACGAATATGTGACAGTTTTGAAGCCGTTTTTCAAAAAGAAGTTCATGCGGCTGATTAAGAATATCGGGCGTGATTCTCTCAATTGCGGTATAGGTTGGCTTTTCCTTTATTACAATGAACAAGGCGAGCTGACGTTTAAGAGAATGAAACCGTTTGAAATCATACCCGGTTGGGCTGATGAAGAACACACCATGCTTGACTATGTGATACGGATTTATGAAGTCATCGTTTTCGAGGGGAAAACGGAAAAAGTTGTTCAAAAAGTTGAGGTTTACCATGAAACCGGAATAAACCGCTTCATTATGGACGGAAAAAGCCTTATTCCTGACGAAAAGCCAAATGAGCCGTATTTTACCGTTGAAAATGGTGACATTAAAGAATCTTACAATTGGTTAAAAATTCCAATGATAGCATTCAAGTTTAACACCGATGAAATACCCTTGATTAACAACGTGAAGTCATTGCAAGATGGGTTGAACCTGATTGTGTCTAACTTTCAGAACAATATGGAAGAAGACCCCCGGAATGCAATTCTTGTCTTGGTCAATTATGACGGTCAAAATCTGGCTGAGTTTCGGAAAAACTTAGCGGCTTACGGCGCAGTCAAGGTTCGCACGGTGGACAATGCGGCGGGTGATGTGAAAACGCTTCAAATTGAAGTGAACGCCGAAAATTACCGGGCTATTATCGAGATATTCAAAAAGGCAATCATTGAAAATGCGATGGGATATGACGCAAAAGACGATAGGTTAGGGGGAAATGCAAATCAGCTAAATATTATGTCAATGTACAGTGACATTGACCTTGACGCTAACGATATGGAAACGGAGTTTCAAGCGTCCTTTGAAGAACTGTTATACTTTATCAATTTGCATTTGGTGAATATCGGCGCGGGGGATTTTGAGGATGAAGAAATTGAAGTTATCTTTAATCGTGACATGCTGATTTCAGAGTCTGATATTATCAGCAATATTAAAGAATCAATAGGGGTTTTATCAGAAGAAACCTTGATTTCCCAACACCCGTGGGTTGATGACCCGAAAGCGGAGCTTGACCGCATGAATCAGGAGAAACACGCGAGAATTGATGAGTATGCAAAATCGTTTCCGATGCATCAAGACAAGGGGTTAGGCAGCGGTGACGAATGATGCAGAGTAGGGAATACTGGCGGCAGCGCTCCGCAGTTCTTGAGGATGCAGTAAACAGAAATGCCGGAGAACTGACCCTTGAGATAGAGCGCGAATTCAACCTAGCTCAAAAAGAAATAACTGAGCAGATTGAGCAGTGGTATGGTAGGTTTTCTCGGAACAATAATATTCCCTTGAATGAAGCGCGTCAGCGGTTATTAGGGCGTGATTTTGCTGAATTTAGGTGGGATATAAACGAATATATCCGGCATGGCAATGAAGTGGCGCTAAACCCGGCGTATATACGACAATTAGAAAACGCAAGCGCTAGGGTACATGTCTCGAAACTTGAAGCGTTGCAGCTTAAAACACAAAATACGATGGAAAGACTTTATGGGCGGTTTGAGCGAAAAACTACTTCTCTATTCAGCCAAATCTACCAAAATAATTACTATCATGAGCTTTTTGAGCTGCAAAGGGGCTTTAATATCGGATATGATGTAGCAGCACTTGACCCCCGGCGACTAGAAAGAGTACTTTCAAGACCTTGGACGCTTGATAACTCGACTTTTGGAGATAGGATATGGTCTCAGAAAGAAAGCTTGCTAAATGAAGTCCACACCCAGCTAACCCGCAACATGTTGCTTGGGAAAGCTCCGGACGATGCGATTCGCGCAATAGCGAATAAATTCAATACATCCAAGCACAACGCCGGGCGACTTATAATGACGGAAAGCGCGTATTTTGCAAACGAAGCACAAAAAGACGCTTATGTTGAACTTGGCGTTAAGCAATTTGAGATTGTTGTAACCTTTGATGAAGCTACTTGTGGCGTTTGCGGTGCGATGAGCGGGAAAGTTTTACCAATGGCACAATATGATGCTGGGGTGACTACGCCACCTTTTCATCCTTGGTGTAGATGCTTCACCTCTCCATATTTTGAAGATAACAACGCTGGTGAACGCTTCATGCGTCATCCTGACGGTACAGCCGACTATGTTCCGGCTGATATGAATTTTGAAGAGTGGCAAAAAGAGTATGTTGAAAACTCTGGAAAAGAGAATGGAGGCAATTTTGAACAGGAGAGTGAAGACATTAGTGTTCCAAAAGAGTACATTGATGATTATTCGGATTTTCAAAGTCTTTCGCTATCCGAACAAGCCAGGGAGACTTTAGAAACATTGCATATAGCCACTCAGAATGATGGATTTGAGCATGGGGCAACAGTCATGTCGGATGGAAGCGTTTATGAGTTTTCCAGTGGTGAAGAAGCTAGGGTGCGTGTTCCAAAAGAAATAATGACATTAATAGACTCGTCTGGTGAAAATTCGGTTCATTTATTACATAGTCACACTAATGTAACGCCTCCTTCTGCGATTGATTTTAGGTGGTTGTTAGAGAAAAGCATTGACAAAATTAGTGTTGTGGCACATAATAAAGATGTGTTTTCGGTATATGTTGGCGATGGCTGGAGACCGATGGAAAAGGAGTTCAACGAAGCTGTTAGTATGATATCTCGGAACGTAAATTTTGATGTCATGGACTTTCCGGGGTTTGACGATTGGACGATACAAGAAAGAACTTATGTTGCGATAAGGGAGCAGGCGTTTCGCATAGCGCGTCAGTTCAAGTGGACACTAGAAGGAGGCTCGTTACGATGAATAGAGTGGAAGTAAAAGCCAATGTAAACATGTCTTCTCATGAATATAGAGCGGCGCTGTTTGCGGCTTATGAGGGAAAAACTAAAGAAGAGCGCAGAACTATACACGCCGCGTATGCTCCTATTGGGTCAGAAATAATTAAGCGTGAACTTAGTTTAGTGCAACAAGGTTACATAATGGGGTAATATCTTATATTATATTCAATAACAAGAAACCGCTTAAACAGGCGGTTTTTTGCTTTTTGTGCTAGAGGGGTTATTTTGGCACACTCTTCATCAACTATTTCGCTGATTACGCACACCTTATCGGGTGTGTTTTTTCATAAAAATCGCCGCTTTGGTATTTCCGGCGAAAAATAGAAAGACAAAAGAACCGGACTGAACCGGGGAACAAATGATTTGAAAGGAAGTATTGACCATGAAGAAAGAGGATTTATTAAAGTTAGGACTTGACGAAGAAACAGCGAAAAAGGTTGCAGCGGAATCAGAAAAGGAACTGAAAGATTACACTTCCAAAGAGGAAATGAAAAATTTCATTCCCAAAGCGCGTTTTGATGAAGTGAACAACGAAAAGAAAGCGTTAGAAGCGACAATCAAAGAACGTGATACTCAGCTTGAAACCTTGAAGAACTCAACCGGCGATGTTGAGAAGCTGAAAAAGGATATCACGGCATTACAGGCGGCAAACAAGAAAAAAGATGAAGAACACGCCGCCGAAATCCTGAATCTGAAAGTACAAGCCGCCGTTGACGCTGAGTTGACCGGTTCAAAGGCTAAAAACCTTGTAGCGGTTCGGGCGTTGCTTGATTTGTCCAAACCCGAACTTGATAGTGACGGAAAAATTAAGGGTTTGAATGACCAAATCAAGAAGTTACAGGATGCGGAAGATTCTAAATTTATGTTTGATTTGGAAACGAAAAAGTCCCCTGTAATAAAAGGCGCTAAACCCGCCGAAACCGGCAATGAATCTTTTGATGGCAAGGTCGATGTTTCAAAAATGTCCTATGAGGAGCTTGCTGCATATATGGAGCAAAATCCTGACGCACAAATCTAATTTTATTACTGAAAGGAAATACCGAAAATGCCAAAATTTGACGAAAAAACTTTTAACCCTCAAGCGTTCGGGAAATATGTGGATATTATACCTAAAGTCCGGATGAATGAACTTGTAAAGTCAAAGGCGTTACAGCCTAATAGCCAAATCAAGCAAGCTTTTGCAAATCAAACAGGAGTAGTATATGCGACTCTCCCGATGTTTGGAAGACTTGACGGCGAACCGCTCAATTACGATGGAGAAACGGACATAACGCCAAAAACAACCACGACTTATGAACGAGGTGTAGTTGTCACAGGTCGAGCGCAAGGATGGGTAGAACGCGATTTTGCAGAAGATATCACAGGCGGTGCCGGATTTATGTCTAATGTGGCGCGTCAAGTTTCGGAATACTGGGAAAGCGTTGACCAGGATACGTTGATATCAATTCTGAGTGGTATATTTGCGATGACAGGCACTGCTAACCAAGAGTTTGTGACTATGCATACTCACGATATATCCGGCACGGCGAACCCTCTGGTTGCCCCGGAAACGCTTAATACGGCGATTCAGAAAGCTAGTGGAGATAAAAAGAATATTTTCAGCATTGCAGTTGTACATAGCGTGATTGCAACGAATCTTGAAAATATCAAGCTTCTAAAATACATGGTTCATACCGATGCAAACGGCATTGAGAGGGAACTCCCGCTTGCTACATGGAACGGACGAGTAGTGTTGATTGATGACGGTATGCCGACTCTCCAAGTTGGAGGTAATACAAATTATATCAGCTACGTCCTAGGCGTTGGTGCATTCGACTATGAAAATATCGGCGCAGAAGTCCCATTTGCCATGACTCGCGATGAGTCAAAAAATGGCGGGCAAACGTACCTTTGGAGTAGACAGCGGAAAGTATTTGCTCCATACGGCATAAACTTTACAAAAACGCAAATGACAAGCAACTCCCCTACAAATGCGGAGCTTCGTCATGGCGCGAACTGGTCTCTTGTCAATGACGGAGCAAGCAAGGCTATTCCGCATAAAGCTATCCCGATTGCTCGGATTATTTCAAGAGGATAAAGATATGAAATACACCGAGGAAATCTTGAAAAAGGTCAAGGTTACAAGTAAAGCCGATTTGACAAGATTAGCGACTGAAAGCGGCATCGCAATTCCCTCTGGCACTAGGACTGCGGATATAGTCAAACTGATTTTAAACGCAGAAATCCCGGTATCTGAGGAACATGTCGCGCTGCTGAACGTAAAACCTGATGAAATCGCAGCAAATACGCCAAAATTCACGAAAGAGCAGATTCTTCTGACACACTGGTATAGTCACCAACGCGAGATACTTACAGACCGACTGAAAAAAGGTGAGCTTTACACATATGCCCAAATAGAAGATATGCTATCGAAGTAAAAACAAAAAAGGTGATGTGAATGAGTACGATGATAGAGGTTGTTAAAAAGCGTTTGGAATCGTTGGGATATGAGGTTGTTGACCATGATAATTGGGCGTTAAGTTTCATTATTGAGAAAACGAGTGACCATATAGAAAATTCTTGCAATATCTCAACGATTCCAGATAACTTGTTTTTCTTCACGGCTGATTTCATCTGCACCGAGTTCTTGCGCGGCAAAAAGGCAATTGGACAATTGGAGGGATTCGATGTCGAAGCCGCTGTGAAGCAAATAAAGGCAGGTGACACGAGCATCACTTATGCTATAGCCGACAGCATGGACTCACTCGAAAGTTTGCACCAGAGCATGAATATGAGCTTGCAGCAGCAGCTTGTGAAATATAGGAGGTTGGCATGGTAAACGCAAAAAAAGCGCTAATGAAGCTTTGGAACGATGAACTGTCAGTTATCGAGCATAGACCGATAACAAAACCAAATGGTGCGAAAGGGTACGAAGAGGTTGTAGTTTTGTCAGAACAGAAGTGCAAGCTGTCATTTTCCACCTTGAAAGAAGCCAATCAAGACGGAGCAAAAGCAGCAATTACACAAGTTACAAAGATTTTTTGTGACAATGCTCTTGTCATTAAAGCCGGGTCAAAAATCGTGGTCAAGCAGAAAAGCACGGGGCGAACGCTTGAATATTCCCAAAGTGGAGAACCGGGAACATTCACAAATCACCAAGAAATCATATTAGTTCCGTTTAGGGGGTGGGCGTAATGGCAAACACGCGGGGTAAAGTGAATCTGAAAGACTTGCAAAAGTTCAAAGAGAATCTTGAACGCCTGAGTGACGCAGAACGCCGAAAATTCAGTGAAGCCGCTATAAAGGAACTGGCAGCGCGGTTACTGGCAAAGGTTATAAAAAGAACGCCAGTCGGTGTGTACCCGAAAAGCACAGGTAAAAAGGGAGGTACATTGCGCCGGGGTTGGACGGTTGGAGAAGTCAAGAGAAGCGGCGGAGTGGTTACAATCGAGGTTATAAACCCGGTTGAATACGCGCCGTATGTCGAGTTTGGACACCGAACGGCTAATCATGCTGGTTGGGTTGATGGGCGTTTCATGCTGACGATATCAGAACAGGAAATACAGAAAGACGCGCCGCGTATCTTGAAAAATAGATTAGACGCGCTAATTAGGGGTGTTTTTGAATGATTCAAGCAATTGTTGACAGCATCATTGCTGCGATACTTGAAGTGTTCCCCGGTGCAAACATATATGATGAAAAGGTGAAGCAAGGGTTTAAAACCCCTTGTTTTATTATCCGGTGTATTAACCCCCTGAGTGAACAAGTGTTGGGAAATCGTTACTATCGGCAAAACTTGTTTTCAATTCAGTATAGTCCTGACGAAAAAAACGCAAACTCAGAGTGTTACAGGGTTCAAGATGTTCTATTTAGAGCATTGGAGTATATCAAGGTTGATGACGATTTACAGCGCGGTACAAATATGAGGGGTGAAGTGATTGACGGCGTTTTGACGTTTTTAATCAATTTCAATATGTTCATTTATTTCAAAGATGAACTTGACCCGATGGAAAATCTTGAACACAAAACTAATGTGAAACAGGGGGTATAAAACTATGGCTAATGAAACGGATAAGAAAACACCCGTTTCAAAGTTCACGAAAGAACAAATTTTGAAGTCAGTGAAGTATCAAGACCAGCGTGATTGTCTGAGCGTGTTGTTGAAAAATGACAAGCAATATTCGCACGCTGAGATTGAAACTCTTATTGACGGCTTTATGAAAGGAACGGTGAAAAAGTAATGGCACTTGGCGGCGGTACTTTTTTAGTACAAAACAAGATTTTACCCGGCGCATTCATGAATTTTGTTTCGGCGGCTAGAGCGAATGCGAATCTATCAGACCGAGGAATTGCGGCAATGCCCTTTGTCAGTGATTGGGGCGCGTTAGGTGAGGTAATGGAAGTGACAACCGGAGATTTGCAGAGAAATTCAATGAGACTATTCGGTTATGACTTTACAGCAAACTCGCTCAGACCCTTTAGAGAGCTTTTTAAAAATATCAGAACGGCGTTTTTGTTCCGGTTAGGTACTGGCGGCGCAAAAGCATCAAACTCCTACGGTACAGCAAAATATGTCGGCGAACGTGGAAACAGAATCAGCATTCGGGTGGCGGATAATGTGGATGACCCGGCAACAAAAGAGGTGACTGTTCTGCTGGAGGGGAATATTGTAGCTTTTCAAACTGTCAAAAACTCTGCAAATCTGATTGACGATGATTTTGTAGATTATGCCAAAACAGGTACACTTATCAACACCGCGGGTACACCGATGACCGGCGGTACAAATCCAACGATTACGAACGGAAATCATCAAACCTTTCTTGATAAAATTGAGGGGTTCGCGTTCAATGCAATTGGTTGTCCGTCAAACGATAGCGGCGTGAAACTGTTATATGCAGAATTTACAAAACGTATGCGTGATGAACAAGGGGTAAAGTTCCAATGCGTCAATTATAACCCTAACAGTAACACGGACTTTGAGGGCGTTATTGACGTGATGAACAAGGTTCTTGACATTGGTGAACCGGAATACGGGTTAGTATACTGGACAACTGGCGTTGCAGCGGGTACTGCTGTAAACCGCTCTGCACTTAACAAGATATATGACGGGGAATACACCGTTGACGTGGACTATACGCAAGCCCAACTTGAACGAGCTATTTTGGGCGGGAAGTTTGCGTTTCATCGTGTCGGCGATAACGTAAGGGTACTGAGCGATATTAATAGTCTTACAACGTTGACAGTCGAAAAGAACTATCTTTTCCAAGAAAATCAAACGATAAGAGTCATTGACCAAATAGCCAATGACATAGCGCTTTTGTTTAACACGAGATATCTAGGGATTGTTCCCAATGACCAAGGTGGGAGAATCTCACTTTGGTCTGATATCGTTTCTCATCACGAGCAATTGCAAGAGATACGTGCAATTGAAGACTTTTCTGACAGTGATGTTACTGTTTCTCAAGGAGCGACTAAACGCGCGGTCATGGTGACAGATTGTGTGACAGTTGTAAATGCTATGGCACAATTGTACATGATTGTGGCAGTGGCGTAAGAAAGGAGTGATAACAAAATGCTTGATAATGTCATTATGAGAGGTAAAGACGCAATATCAGCAAAGCTTGCTGAGTGTTTCCTTACCGTTGGGGGAAGACGCTACAATTTTATGCAAATGGTCAAGTTTGAAGCGAAATTTAACAAAAGCAAGACAACTATTCCGATTTTGGGGCGTACCGGGCAGGCTAACAAGTCTACCGGCTGGAACGGTACTTTTTCTGCTGCGATGCATTACAATCAATCCATATTGCGTCAAATGATGGTGGATTACAAAGATACCGGGGATGATGTGTACTTTGAAATACAAGTTACAAATGAAGACCCAACGAGTGCAGCAGGGCGACAAACAATGATTTTTGTTGACTGTAACATTGATGGCGGCATATTGGCGAAATTTGACGCTGACGGCGAGTATTTAGACGAGGATGTTGACGGCACTTTTGAAGATTTCAGAATGAATGAAAAATTTAATGAGTTGCCGGGCATGTAAGAAAGGGTAGGTATAAAGAGTGTCAACACTACAACAATTTTTCAAAAAAAATAAAAAGCAAAAAGAAAATGCCTTTTTCTCCGCAACCAAGAGTCTATGTGATGAAAACGGAGCACCTCTTTTATGGGAAATCAAGGGCTTGACTACTAAAGAAGATGAAAAACTTCGTGATTTATGCACGGATGAAGTTCCTATACCCGGTAAACCCGGAATGTTTCGGCATAGACTCCGCACGAGTGAGTACACAGCAAAAGTCATTGCCTCTTCAATTGTATTCCCTGATTTATACAATGCGGAGCTGCAAGACACGTATGGGGTAAAAACCCCGGAAGACCTCATTCAAGAAATGGTTAACGATTCCGGCGAATACATGGCGCTAATGGCGTTTATTCAAAAGTTCAACGGATTCAACATTACTTTACAAGAGGATATAGATACCTCAAAAAACTCATAGCTGACGGAGACCTTGAAGCGAATTTTATTCATTTTTCAATTCAGAAGCTTCATTGGTCACCGTCAGAAATATTAGACTGGCTTGATTCAGACAAAGAAATGAAAGCATTTTATTATGCTTCGACTGACATGAGAAGAAAGCAAGAACAAGAAGAATCAGAAAGAATCAGGCGCAAATAAAAATAGAGCCGACATTTTTGAATTAGAGCGTTCAAGATGTCGGTTCTGCCAATATCGAGATTGGAAGTATGACGATGAGTAACCCGGTATCAACGACATTGCGGATTGTTGACCAAATGACCGCGCCGATAATGTCAATAGATAATGCTATAAATAACTTAATCAATGGGTTTAACAGTGTTGAGAATGCGGCTGATATTGACACATCAACTTTTGACGAAATGAAGCGTCAAGTGGAGATGACGGGGTTTGCTGCCGAACAGTTGAATCAGACGTTTCAGGTTGTAAATGACGGTATAAATCAAGCCGCTAATAGCCAGCAGAACTTTAATAACCATCTGAGAACCGGCGGTGGGTTAGCTGACAATCTAGGCGGCAGAGTTCGGGGGCTAGTTGCGGCGGCGGGTGGACTGCTCACCATCCGGGCTGCGAACTCGTTTATACAAGAAAGCATCGGGTTCGCTAACGAACAAATTAGAGCCGAACAGCTTCTTGCGAATGTCCTATCAAATCAAGGTGCAAGTCAAGAGGAGTTTAATGCATTAAAACAAGAAGCTGCAAATATTTCAAACGCGACTATGTTCACAGACCAAGCTATGATAGGCGGCGCGGCAGAGCTGTCAACATATATTTCAGACGTTGAAGCACTACAAGTAATGATGGGTACTCTTGCTGATTATGCTTCCGGCATGGCTGGGGGTTCGGAGGTCGGGTATACTCAGATGATTGATTATGCTACGCAGCTAGGTAAAGCCTTAGAGGGTCAATATGATGGATTAGCAAAAAAAGGATTTGTATTGACTGACGTGCAGAGGGATATTATACAAAATGGAACAGAAATGGAGCGCGCGCTAGTTCTACAAGATGTTATTGCGCAATCATGGGAGGGGTTAGCAGAGCAGATGGCACAGACTCCAGAGGGTATGCGTGTGTCTATGATGAACAGTATAAATGAGATACGAGAGGGGTTTGGAACACAATTGCTTCCGGTAGTGATGATGTTGTTCCAAACAATTCAGGGGCATTTGCCGCAAATCCAACAGATGCTAGCGGGGCTGATTCCGGTCATTCAATGGATAATTGAACTAATTGGAAACATTATAGGGGTTGCGTTTGCGGTCTATCAATTCTTTGCTGATAACTGGTCAATGATTTCACCTATTATATATGGGATTGCTGCTGCCTTTGTTGCTTGGAAGATTGCAACCATCGCTGTAACAATCGCCCAGTCTGCATTAAACGCTGTAATGATGGCAAATCCGTTAGGTATTATAATAGCTGCAATTGCCGCCATTATCGGGAAAATTGTCATGTGGGTTCAAAAAATGGGCGGTCTTAGAATCGCATGGATGGTTGTTGTAAATGTGGTTATGACTTATTGGGATTTACTCAAACTTGCTTTCTTCACAGGCGTTTACTTTGTTCTTGATATGTGGGATAGGTTGACACTTGGATTTCAAACGGCAGGTGTTGCAATCGCTAATTTCATGGGTGACATGAAAGCCAACGTGCTAATGATACTTCAAAACATGGTCAACGGTGCAATCAATATTATCAACGGGTTCATTAGCACTCTGAATGCAATACCCGGCGTGAATATCGGATTGATTAATCAAGTTACATTTGGTACGGAAGCGCAATTAGCAAATGAAGCCGAACGGCAAGCCCGTGAATCAGGGTTAGCAAATGCACGGGCAGAAGTTGACGCGGCTATAGCCGGACGTGCCGATGCGCTAAATACTATGCGCAGAGATTTACTGAGTGACTTCGCAGCAAGAAACGCTGAAATTGAAGCCGCAAGAGCAGAGAATGTAGCAGATGACTCAGCGCCGGTAAGCGCATCTGATTTTGTGATTTCTAACTTGGATGGCGTTACTAGCGGTGTAGGAGAAATTGCCGATAATACCGCTGCTATTGCAGGAAACACACGAAATATGACAGATTTTACTGAGGAAAACTTGAAATTATGGCGCGATATCGCCGAACGCGATGTTGTGAACAGATTTACTACGGCAGAAGTAAACGTTAACTTTGGTGATGTCAATAATAATGTCTCAGATAACATGGATTTGGACGGCATTGTTGATTACATCGCCGAAAGCCTAGAAGAAACATTACATTCTGTTGCAAGGGGGGTTCATGCGTAATGGGATATGATTTTTATTTTGATAGAGTTCTTTTCCCGATTCCCCCCGGACGGCTACAGACACGAATAAACGGACAAAACAAAACGGTTTCACTCATTAATGATGGAGAAATCAATATTTTGAAGAAAGCCGGATTAACTGATGTCTCATTTGCGCTTCAGTTGCCAAATATAAGCTATCCTTTTTCACGCTACGAGGATGGATTTAAAAGCGCTTCATACTATTTGGACGTAATTGAGAACTTAAAGACTCGTACCGATAAAAACGGTGCATTTTTACCGTTTCAATTCATCGTGTCTAGGGTAATGCCGAATGGGAAAATACTTTATGATACCAACATTAAGGTATCTCTTGAAGATTACAGAATCCGTGACGATGCAGATAATGGATTTGATGTGTTGGTTGAAGTGAATTTGAAGCAATATAGAGACTATGGAACAAAAATTATCCGAGTCGATCCTCCGACAATTGAGCAGTCAGCCGCTCAAGCTGTAGTTGAGCCAGAAAGGGCAGCCGAGAGAGCCCCAGCGCAGGCTACCCATACTGTTGTTAGAGGTGATACGCTTTGGGCTATAGCGAAAAAGCACCTTGGAGATGGCAACAGATGGCGTGAAATCTATGAAGCAAACAATGATTTAATTCGCAATCCAAATCTAATATATCCGGGTCAAGTTTTCGTGATACCGTGAGAGGATAGTTCTCTATGAAAGGATTTATGCCCAATTTTGAATTAATCGTTGAAGCGCGTGGAGGGATTCAGCTCCCGCTAGTTACTAGTGGTGTAACGTTGACAACTGACCGGAAAGCTCCGGGAAAACTAACATTCACGGTAGTTAAGGACGCAGCGGCAGATTTCCATGAGGGTAATGCAGTCAGATTGACAGTCGATGGTCATAGAATGTTTTATGGATTTGTTTTCAAAAAAAAGCGCAGTAAGAAGCAACACATTCAGTGTACTTGCTATGACCAATTGCGCTACTTGATGAACAAGGACACTATTACTTACAGTAATCTTACTGCTGACGGATTAATCCGGCGTATAGCAGGTGATTACAACTTGCAAGTTGGCGAACTGGAAAACACTTCTTTTAATATTGTTAATCGTGTTGAAGACAATGAAATGCTTTTTGACATGATTCATAACGCACTTGACCTTGAGCTTACTAATAATAATAAGCTCTATGTGCTATATGATGATAATGGAAGAGTTACGCTTAAATCACTCGAAGAAATGAAGTTGAATATAGTTGTTGATGATGAAGTAGCCGAAGACTTTGATTACTCGTCATCAATCGATGACGACACATATAACCGCGTCAAACTTTCGTATGAAAATGACGAGACCGGCGAGCGTGATGTTTTTGTTGTTCAAGACGGACATAATATTAACAATTGGGGCATACTGCAATATTACGACACAATCAAAAAAGGCGAAAACGGAGAGAAAAAAGCAACGGCGCTGCTCGACTTGTACAACGCAAAAAGCAGAAAGTTGAAAATCCTCAATGCCATTTGTGACCCGCGAGTGCGCGGCGGGTCTTTGGTTATTGTGACGTTGGCTTTGGGAGACATTAATGTAAACCATTACATGCTGGTCGAAAGGGTGACTCATAAATTTAACGCAAACAAGTCTGAGCGGGTTATGGATTTAACATTGCGCGGAGGGATGCTAAATGGGTGATTTTGGCGGGTTAGTAGAAACAATTAAGAAAGCTGCTTTAGACGCTGTAGACGCGGAATGCCCCGTGTTTATTTTGTACGGCACTGTTGTTGTGGTGAATCCGCTATCAGTGAATGTGGAGCAGAAAATGACACTAGAAGAGAATCAACTAGTTCTCACTCGGAATGTAACCGACTATACGACAGAATTAACAATTGACCATTGGACGGAAGACGAAATTCATCATGTCCATATTATTAATAATGAGACGCAGCATACTCATGCGATTCAGGATACAGCCAGTGGCGGGGGTACGTCTTCTCCTACGATTCATACTCACACAATGCAGCCGACAACTCATAAACATGGGTATAAAGGAACTAAAACTTTCCGTGTACATAACAGTCTTAAAGTCGGTGACAGAGTCATCTTGCTTCGTGAGCAGGGAGGGCAGAGATTCATAATTATTGATAAGGTGGGTTGATATGTTACCAACTGTAAATACGCTGCTAACTAATGAAATAGAAATCACAGACCAGCCGAGCTATACATTTCACCTTGATCTTGAGAAAAATGATGTCATTGGCTATGCTGACGGTCGCAAGGCGATGGTACAAGCGATATACCTAATACTTTCAATTGAGAGATATAGATATGTGACTTTACCTTGGAGCTACGGCGTGGAATTTGAAGACCTTTATGGAATGCCTATCTCTTGGGTCATTCCAGAATCCAAGCGGCGCATACAAGAAGCAATATTACATGACGTGAGGGTGTTTGCGGTTAAAGATTTTGATTTTGAAGTCGTTGAAAAAGGTAAGTTAGCCATACACTTTACAGCGAACACTATATTTGGAGATGTAGACCTTGATTGGAGTGTGAATTTTTGATGTTTGAAGATAAAACATTTGAAGAACTGATGAGGATGAAGTTATCTCGTGTTCAAGAGTTCGCGCGAAAACAAGGAGTTACAATTGACACTCGTCCCCCGTCTTTAATAGCGTTTGCATTAGCCGGTAACTCCGTTGAGCAAACCCAAGCGTATATGATGCTTGATTTTGTGCTAAATGAAAGCTTTGCAGACACTCAAAGCAGAGCGTTTTTGATTAGACGTGCTGCTGAGCGCGGATTGCGTCCATACGGCGCAACTGCTGCGATACGGCAAGGGAATTTCAATATTGATATCCCCATAGGGTCAAGATTTACTTTAAGGCAGCTAAATTATACAGCATTAGAGCAAGTACAACCCGGCGTTTTCAGGATGCAGTGTGACACACCGGGGAATCTCGGTAATCTTGAGAGCGGAATTTTAGTCCCTGTAGACTATATACCGGGACTAAAAACAGCAGAGCTGACAGATGTACTTATTCCCGGAGAAGATGAAGAAAACACTGAACACTTTCGCCAACGGTATTATGAAAGCTTGCGGTCACAAGCCTTTGGCGGCAATATCCAAGACTATGTTGAAAAAGCGATGGCGTTGCAAGGGGTAGGAGGTGTAAAGGTTTATCCGGTATGGAATGGAGGGGGCACAGTCAAGCTTGTCATCATTAGTAGTCAATATCGAAGACCAACGCTAAGTTTACTTGATGGAGTACAAACCACATTTGACCCTGTCTTTAACCAAGGTGAGGGGTTAGGTCTTGCTCCGGTCGGACACATCGTAACGATTGAGGGAGTGACCGAAACCGCAGTGAATGTGTCTTCTAATTTTACTTTTTATGCCGGATGGTCTTGGGAAGCCATTGAAACACATTTGATTAATACCATCGAGCAATATTTTCACGAATTGGCTATGCAGTGGAGTAAGGTTAACTGGCGTGAAGACAAAGCGGCAACCCTCATTGTGCGAATCAGCCAACTAGAAAGCCGCTTTTTGGCATTGCCGGGGGTGCTTGATGTGTCAGGGACGCGGCTGAATGGTGTTGCTCAAAATCTGATGCTTTCGGCAACTTCTATTCCGATTCCGGGGAGTGTTACGTATGGGTGAATATAGTAATTTTAATGACCGACTCTTGATTGAGTATCTGCCAACTGTACTAAAAGACGTGCGGTCTTTTCAGGCAATAATGCATACAGAGCAGCCGGAAATTTATAATTATTTTGAACAAATCGAAACCGCAATAGACAACCAATTTATCACGACTCTCACCGAGTACGGCATAGAGCGATGGGAAAAAATACTCAGCATAACCCCTAAAATGACCTATACGCTTGATGAAAGGCGGTTTGCAATTCTTGCAGCAGTATCTAAATCACTGCCGTATACATTAAGAGCCTTAGAACAGATGCTGACGGTACTATGTGGACAAAACGGATATGAAGTAGTTTTGACTGCAAATGAGTATTTGTTGACAATAAAAATCGCCTTGGCAGCAAAAAACAAAGCCCATGAGGTAAATGTAATGGCTGGTCAACTATGTCCGGCAAACCTGATTATAAATGTGATGTTGATGTATAACACATGGGGAAGTATCAGGGGGTTTACTTGGGGGCAATTGTCTAAAAAAACGTGGGACGAGATAAAAAGAGAGGTAATGTAGATGAATAAGACTCCCATTTATAAATTAAAAAAACCAACTTTTGACGATTTCGGGGATATTACTGATTTGAACGAAAATGCTGACATCATTGACGCGTACTTTAAGGCGAACGATGATGCGCTCAAAGCCCATTATGAAGCTGAAAATCCACATAAAGTGACGCCTGAACAAATCGGTGCAGTAAGAGAAGCTTCTTTTGATGAGTTTAAGGATAGCACCGCAGAGTCAATCTCAAGATTAAAGGAGAATGACAATCACCTTGAAGCGCTGGTGAGTGGGCAAAAAGCCGAAGCACTTGACCTCTTTGTACAAAAAGACGTTTTTGCTGAAGTAGTATCCGGTCACTTCCCGCCGAATGCTCTGGATAATGCTGAAGCGCCATTTATTAACCAAGTCGGGCAATCAGTTTATCCCGCAGGGTTCACCGTAAATATCGCAGACCGTTGGCAAGTATGGAATCTTAACGCTGAGGTCTTACCTAATGGTCTGCGATTGACTAGGAGCGGGGGGTCATCTGCGTGGCTACGTCAACGTATCGAAAATCCTGAGCAGTTTCACCGCGGAAAATGGATTTTTTCTATCAGAACTGCGGTTGGAGATATTTACAGTCTGCCGATAGACCTAAAAGGCGCAGGTGCTCCAATAGTCACAACGCCTTTTGGAACCCTGTCATTTGCATCGGACAGCAACGCCGCAGAGGTATACGTGCATATTAATGACGGTCAAAGCATAGTCATAGATGGGATGGAGCTAATCCCCAGTAATATGTCCACGCTGGCTTATAGACCGCCGGAAGCGCCACAAGCAAAGATGGCGCGGTGTCAACGGCATTATCTTGTCCAGCGGTGCGAGCTACAAGTAGTCTCGGTTAGCAATGCGTCACCACAGCTTTATTTACACGAGATACCGCCGATGCGCACCGTCCCGATGTTGTCATGGCTAATCCAGCCATTCCTCTTCAACATAAATGCAGATAATCTCAATATCATAGCAACTGCACCTGTTGGCGGTACACCATCTGCAATTCGGGTTAGCTATACGCCGACTAATGCGATGACAAATACATCATACCAAGGTAGCATTATATGCGATGCTAGGCTATAAAAAAGCCGTTCTTCGCGGCATTTTACATTGATTGGAGAAAATCTATGGAATTTACAAAAAATAAATTATACATACGAGTCGCCGGGAAGCTAGTCACAGAGATTTGGACGGCATGGACAAGACCATCACGAGTACCGGACACGTCTGATATCTTAGCAGACGAAAGCGACATCCGCTTGCCGTGGGTACTACTCGCTGATGGTGTCCGCAAGGAGATAGGCGGCGCTTCGGTATTTGACGATTTCGGCGTATCACTTTACGAGTGGACAGGCTCATTTATGCGGGAGCGCACAGAAGACGAGCTTATAGCCGACAGACCATCACCACTCAACAACACACTTGATGCAAAGCTTCTTGAGCTTGACAGGGCATGTGAATCAGTAATCCATGCGGGAATACATGTAGAGACTTCGTTGGGAGTCAAATATTTCCGGATGAGCGACCAAGACCAAATCAACATGCTTGGTTACAAATCTGCGATAATAGCAGCGCTCTCCGGACTCCCATCAGACATTGATACTAGCGCTGGGGTCTGGTACAAGGCAGATGACCCCGGCGAGCATCACCAGTATTGGAGCATTGATGACTTTGCTTTGATTGTCAGTGTAGCTTTTGGGCACAAAGTAAAAAACCTGACGTATTTGGACGCGCTTAAAACCCATGTGCGCGGACTACAAGATATTAGTGAAATAGAGTCCGTATATTATGGCATGGCGCTGCCAGAGCAAGATGAGGATGACGGAAAAAACACGCCTCCTGTTTTTACCCCAATGGTTGCTGTGACGTATGATAAAGGAGGGAATAGGCTTGTAATGGGCTCCGGGGGTACATGGTATGTATCCCAAGGGGCAAATTACACAATAAAGACAGACGAAGAAGTGGGGATTGAAATTGCTGCCGATTTTGCTGATTTCCTTGAGCTAGATGCATGGAACACGCAAGAAGACGGAGCTGGATTACGGTACGAAGTTGGGCAGACGATACAAGTGGACGAAGATATGTGGCTTTATCCGCAAGTAAGGAGTAAAGAATGATGATAAATCCGTCTACTCCGTGCCGCTTTGTCAAATATATCACCCTTTTGTTGTGGGGCGGGGCAATCTACTGGCTAGTAGAGATAGTGTACCGGGGACACTCGCACTGGACAATGTATCTTTTAGGCGGGGTCTGCTTTTTGGCTATCGGCGCGATTAATAATTATTTGCCGTGGACATTAGGTATTGTCTGGCAAGCTTTGATAGGCGCGGTTATCATTACCGCGCTTGAGCTGCTTGCAGGACTAATACTCAATGTCTGGCTAGGGCTTGGCATATGGGATTACAGCAGATTGCCCCTTAACCTATGGGGACAAATAAGCTTGCTCTTTTCGCTTTACTGGATTCCTTTAGCAGCTTTCGCCGTGTTTTTAGATGATTTTTTGCGGTGGAAAATCTACGGCGATGTACGCCCAAAATACAAATTGATTTAGGATGGGAAAAATTATGCTTGAGCAAGATAGAGTCACCGAAATGCTACTTGAGCACTCAAAACACATAGCGAAAATAGGTGAAAGCCTTAACAGTGCTCATAAGAGGATATCCAATAATGACGAAATGGTAAAGAGCATCATTGAGCTTGCGGCTAATGTCAAAAATCTCACAATGCAGGTGAAAAGCTTAGCCGAAGAGCTGAAAAGCGGACTAAAAGACCAAGGAAAAAGAATCGGTGAATCGGAGTCAGCTATCATCACTCACAATAATGCGATTGCTAATATCGGCGCAAGGGTAGACACCATATACAGCCGGGTTGACGAGCTTCGTCAGGAGCCTGCGCACAAATGGAAAAATGTCTCATGGATAGCGATATCACTAGCGGCTACTTCCATTGCGACATATTTCATCACTCGGATTTTGTCTTGATGGAGGTCAAAAAATGAAAGAGAAAAGAGAAAAGCACACAATACTAAAAACCGCATCGCATATTTTTATGGCGGGGATAATGCTGATGTACTTTGTCGGCGTAGCACTTGGTATATATGCTACGGTGCTGCTTGGCGAGCCCGTCAGTACTACGCTAGATTACATCATGCGGCTTGCGCTCGTGGTAGGGCTTGGGTACTTTATCAAGGCGTTTGGCGAAAATATAGCAAAAATTGTAATGCCTTTTGTGTTTGGGGCAAAAAAAGAAGATGGAGGAAACGACAATGAAATCAAGTGAAAAATTGGTGAGGTTGGCGCTGAGCTATGAGGGATATTTAGAAAAAGCGAGCAATCGAGACCTTGACCATTTTACAAAAAATGCAGGGCGAAATAATTTTGTTTTATTCTGGCGTGTGCATACAGCACTACAAGGGCAACCTTGGTGCGTTGCATTTATCGTATGGTGCGCACGAGAGGTTGGTGTAGATGCGGGTATTATCCCAAGTATTTTCTCATGTACGCAGCTCCGCAATTGGGCTAACCAACGCAATCTGTGGACAAATCTAGCGCAAGCATCGCCGCAAAGGGGCGATTGTGTAATTTTTGGGAATGCGTCCGGTACTCCTGTGCATATCGGTCTGGTGCATAGTACAAACGCAACAACGGTATTCACGATAGAGGGTAACACAAGCGCCGGGAACAATGTTGTTGATGCTAATGGCGGTGGCGTTTTCCGCAAGCAGTACGCAAAGACAAATACAAGGATTTTAGGTTATTTCACCCCCCTTTATGCTGATGAAATTAAAGAAAGTGAGGAAGAATACGTGATAGATAATATGAAAGTGCTGTACAATGGAAAAGAAGTTGATATAAAAAGAATCAATAAGGACGACTTCAATTTTATCCAGATGCAAGACTTACGAAAATTGGGACTGACGGTAGATTGGGACGCACAGAAACGAATGCCCGTAATCACAAATCCCAATCGCTAAAATTTTGACTTGCATTTTGACTTGCATTTTATGCGGGAATTAAGGGTTTTTGTTGGAATTTGCAGGACTCTGCGAAATATTTATCCTTATGTAGAGCTTGGAATTACTGGGGTGTAGGCAGTTTGGATGATATGTCCTGAGCTTTCGGGGAACAGCCTTCTAAGCAGAGGGTCGGGGGTTCGAGTCCCTCCAAGCGTGCCAACGAAAACCCTTACGGTTGCAAAACTGTAAGGGATTTTGTGCCAAGAGTGCCTCCGGCAAAAGGCGATCACCATTGATATCGTTATCAAGGCGTAGCCTCAGTTGCATTACCGCTTCGCGGCTTGTAATTTTATTTGGAACCGTTCCTTTTTTTGTGCTATGATAGTTTTGTAGTTTTGTATGCGCCTGTCTGTTTTGCGTGGCAGGGCGTAACGTATGTGATTTGAACTTCGGTATGGAGGCATATTTCATGAAGAAAACTCTAAATTGGATTCCTTTTCCTTTTGTTACCGTTGCTGTTTTTTTGATGATGTTACCAAGCAGCGCAAAGGCGACATGGACGATTGACGGAGGAGTACGGATAAATTCATACCATTCATACTTTGATTTTATCCATATAGCGTATGCCAACTGGTTTCTTATTATTTCAGCTATCTGTGCCATATTAGGAGTCTTTTTCATATTATATAATGCCTTTAATCACAAAAAAGGAAAACCTGTTTTAATTTCCGTCTTGATAAGTGTGTTTTCGTCTGCTGTGAGTATGTTATTTTTTAATACCGTTACAACTGTAAGCATAATTATTACTTTACTTTTGGTCATATCAATGGGTTTTCACTATCTTCGATTTCGAACAGTAATAGCTCAGAAGGAAAATTGAGATTATGATGGTATCAATTCATGCGGCAGTCGGCATAAGCACGTCGCTTCTCTTTTATAAGAAAGTTAACGCTGCCCCTTACAAAGTCAAATCGTATGTTTTTCCATTTTTTTCTAATGTTGTATTGCATGGCGTCATGGATATTATCCCGCACAGCCACTTGATACCTTCTATACCGGATATGCTAATAGCACTGCTGATCCCTGCGCTCCTAATCCCATTTATTAAGAGAAAATATTTGATATTAGTGCTTACTTGTTATCTGGGAAGTATTTTTCCGGATCTTATTGACCTTGGTGTTTTTCGGCTTCTAGGTCTTGGCACATTTAGAATTTTTCCGTGGCATCTTGTTGAGGTCTATTTTTTTCTGGACGCTATATACACAAATCATTTCGTAAATGTATTATTTGATATAATGGCTGCTACGGCTTGCTTCGCTCTGGTTTTTTGGAAAAGAAAAGGCTTACAACTTATGCTTCGTACAAAGCAAGAATATTCCGGATGAAACCAAAATTTCCCCTGTCGCGTATACAACAAGGGCGTCAAATCAAACGATGTTTCAGAATGCCGGCTTTATGATGACGGCATTCTGAAAATTGTGCGATTATGTATTGTGTTCCATGAGATTTTTTTCCACCCTGAACTGCAAGAACTCTCTTCTTCACTCCGGGTAAATATCCTTCACATTATCTGTGCTTACACTCTTTTTACTCTTTCTTATAAGAAAAACTATAAAATTCATGACCGGCAGGCACAATAAGAATATGCCGGAATAAAACGGATAAACTATGTAGATAAGTCTATTCCAAGATCTTAAGTTAGACCATAAATTAGCCGTATACATAAGCACAACCCATAATACAAAGCTTATTAAGGCAACCAGAATATGAAAGATAGGTACGTATTCCAATTTCAATGTACAAAAGATATTATAAAAGATCAGTAAAAAACCAAGGCACAACAGCATTATCGGAAGAGAAATGTCAGTTCGGTTAAATGGCTCTGAGCTTAATAGAACAGCCAGGATAATTGTTAAATGCGCAATGAGCACAGGTGCTTTTTTTGTAATCATGGATTTTATCAT